CTTGCGACGAGCCATAACACGCATCGACCGGGCCTTTCGAGCAGCCGGGGTGCTGTGAAACTTGTCGTACTCGCGTTTGTAGTCTCTCACTTCTTTCGCCTAAATCTGCTAGTGACCGCCTCAACTACGTCAGGATCTTGTCTGGACTGCTGCATATACAACTCTTTCCACATGGTCTTGTGTCCACCAAGTTTGCCAACACTGCTCCAGTGATATGTTCCGTCGTGGTGCATTTTCGGCCTTTCACCTGACATGAAAGCCTTCCTGTAGTCGTAATCGGTGAGTTTGGGGTCATCACTTACCAGTTTGGTATTGCCCTTGTAGTATTGATCCGCAAGCCCCTTTTTCCATTTCTGCACGGCAGGATCGCTGTTCCACCACCTTTGGTACTGCCTTTCGTTTTCAGCCGAAAGTTTGACCGGCTTACTGCTGTTTTTGGGCATTGCATCGGCTTTGCGTTTTGCGGCTGTCTTCAAGGCTTTGTGTTGCCGAGACAGCAAATCCGTGTAATTACTTTTCATGCCCGCTTACTCGCCTGCTTTACACCCTTCTTCCAACTGATGCGGGCTGGGCCAGTCTTCTTCTTCTTGGAAGCGTTGCACTGGGCCATAGTGGGACGGCAGGCGGGGTAGGGCCGCTTAGACCCACCCTTTGCCGATTTACGCCCACAAGGTTTGCCGGTCTTGCAATCGACCCAGCCCTTACCCTTGTTCTGGGCAAACCATTGGCGGAGTCCACCGCCTGTGTTTGCCATGCGTGCCATTACTTACCTTTGTTTTTTTGTGCACCAGCAATTACATCAGCACGGGTCACTTTGTCCTTTGGTTCTGCCAAAGCAGCAAGTGCCTTGTTCATGCGACCACGCATGCCCTTTTTCTTTCTCTTCATGCCTTCCATGCCAGTGGTGTGTCTACCGCCCATTCCGTGCTTCATTTCTTTTTACCTTTCTTCCAACCGCCACCTTTGGACTTGTACCATTTTGCAGCCCAACCGTTGGCGTATGCGGATGGGTAAACCTTGAACTTTGCTTTTGCCAGAGACTTTGCTCGGCTCCATAACGATGGATTTGTTGGGACGTTTGCCATATCACTTTTTGGGCTTGTGCCCGTAACCCTTCTTCATAAGTCGCAAATGCTGCTCTCGGGTAGTCACCTTCACAGCCTTGCCATCCTTATACATCATGTGGGTTTTCATGGCCTTAGCCATACGCTTTTTCATGTGTTTCATTAGCACTTCCAACGCCGTCTAGCGGCACAGATTCTCTTCTTGGGTGTCTTAGAGCAGTTGATGTTGTGCATACGCATCTGACCGGCAGAGCGAGAGCAGTAAGACCTTTTTCGTTTGCCGCCACCGGGCTGTGGAGCCTTGAGATTGCTGCCAGTCGCACGGTTGTATTTGGCCCTGCCTTTGGCAGTAAGCCCAGCACCCTGAGACGCAGGCTTCTTTTCTCCACGCTTGATGGAGAGGGAGACTGCTTTCTTCATTCGTTTGCGAGCACGTTTCATTGGTTTCTCTTGCGGGACGGCGTAAGCATCAGCCCAAATAACATCATCGGACTCACCTCTGGAAGAAAGATCGGCTCCATTGAAGCATGCTGCCCAAGCGTTGGCGTAAGTGCTGGTAGATCAGGAAATAGGGGTACGTTCTGGCTTTGAACCAGCAGGATCTCATTTCCTTCGGCTGGAGGCCGTACGCTCGCAGCAAAGCCTTTTGAGCCTGCTGGCTGAGTCGTTTCTTGGGTGATCGCCTGCTCAACTGATTCCGATATCCCGACCGCATAGTCAAACATCTCCTTGCCAACCAATGTCGCAAGGACTGTCAGCACTATGGTCAAACGCTGGTTGTTGGCTTGCAACTTCTCACGCTGCTTCTCGCAGTCGCTAAAGCCCTGCTCCATTCTCTTTTCACAAACAGGACAACCCATACGGCCATCATCGGGTCTTGCCTAACTTAACACCCGAAACTGCCTCGTACATTTTTTGGAGATATGTATAGCGTGATGTGCCCCGGGGGCGTGGTTCGTGTTCTGCAGTGCATGCAGTGGGTGTGCTGCAGTGCAGGCATGCCCCATTGCATGGTGCAGTGGCTGGTGCTGCTGGGTGGGCAAGGGAACGGTTGCCCATGGGATGGGGTCGGGCGTGCGTGCGGGGGGGACTGTGCATTGGCAAGTGCT